GGGTGAGTTCCTGTGGCCACGTCAACAGCGTAAAGATGGTAAATGGTTTGGGTTCGACCAGCAGATTCTAGCCAAGAAGCGTGGGCAGTACCTTGATCGTGGTCAGTTCAGAGCACAGTATTACAACGACCCTACGGACCCAGATAACGTACCCGTAGGTTCGGATAAGTTTCAGTACTACGACAGAAAACATCTCCACCTTGACAATGGTTACTGGTTTTACAAGACGCATCGACTGAATGTTTACTGTGCGGTAGACTTTGCGTTTAGCTTGAGTAAGAAAGCTGACTACACTGCAATGGTTGTCGTTGGTGTCGATAGCCAAAATAACATCTACGTCTTGGACATTGATCGTTTCCGTACCGACCGTATCTCTGAGTACTTTGAGCACATCCTGCAACTGAGTAACAAGTGGTCGTTCCGCAAGATGCGGGCAGAAGTTACCGTAGCACAGATGGCTATCGTTAAGCAGCTTAAAGAGCTTATCAAACAACATGGTCTGTCGATCTCTATCGAAGAATACCGACCGAATAAGGGCAGCAAGGAAGAACGTATTGCAGCTATCCTAGAGCCTAGATACGACAACCTTTCTATCTGGCACTACCGTGGTGGGCACATCCAGACCTTGGAAGAAGAACTGTCCAGCCGTAACCCTAGCCATGACGACGTTAAGGATGCTCTAGCTTCTGCTGTCGATATGGCTGTGAAACCTATGAAGAACGTCCAGCGTAGCTCAAGCAGCAATATCGTCTGGGCCAATAACCGCTTTAGAGGCAGTGCATAATGGCCGGAACTACCATTGAACTTGAGCACCTGCTTAACCCCGACACTCTCGCTGTAGAGATTGCTAATCGTTGGGTTGAGTGGAGTAATCTGCGTGAGAAGTGGGTAGAGGAAAAGAAAGAACTCCGTAACTACCTCTACGCTACGGACACTAAGACTACGGCTAATGCTGTTCTTCCTTGGTCGAACTCTACGACCACACCTAAACTTACTCAGATCATGGATAACCTCCATGCGAACTACTTTGCTACGCTGTTTCCTCAGCAGAAGTGGATGCGTTGGGAAGGTGCCTCGAAGGACGCTAACACCCGTCAGAAGCGTGATGTGATCCAAGCCTATATGGATAACAAGATTCGTCAGTCTGACTTTGTGAACACTGCCTCTAACCTCCTCTACGACTGGATTCAATACGGTAACTGCTTTGCTACTGTGTCGTGGAACCAAGAGTACAACGTCAAAGAGACTGGTGAGGTTACTACGAACTACATTGGCCCTCGTCTGGTCCGTGTGTCACCCTACGACATCGTATTTAACCCTACTGCCGCTGACTTCTATAAGTCACCTAAGATCATCAAGAGCATCCTCACTCTCGGGGAAATCAAACGGATGATCGACAAAGACCCGTCTAAGAGCCACTGGCAAGCCATTATCGACAAGATGATGTACAGCCGTGCAGCTATTCGCTCGGGTGACTCTGCCTACAACAAGGCTGATGGCTTCATTGCGGATGGCTTTACGTCGATCCAGCAGTACTACGAGTCGGACTACGTAGAGGTTCTCACGTTCTACGGTGACATCTACGACTACAACCAGAACAAACTGCACTCGGATCGTATCATCTCTGTCGTTGACCGTGCCTACGTTCTGGACAATGAAGAGAACCCGTCGTGGCTTGGTCACGCTCCTATCTTTACGGCAGGCTGGCGTCCTCGTCCTGATAACCTCTACGCTATGGGTCCGCTGGATAACCTCGTAGGGATGCAGTATCGTATCGACCACCTTGAGAACCTTAAGGCAGACGTATTCGATCAGATCGCCTACCCTGTGATTAAGATTCGTGGTGACGTAGAGGACTTTGACTTCCAGCCGGGTGCTCGTATTTACCTCGGTGAAGAAGGTGACGTAGGTTACTTGCAGCCTGACGCTACGGCTCTCCAAGCTGACCTGCAAATCCAACTTCTTGAGAACAAGATGGAGGAGATGGCTGGCGCTCCCCGTCAGGCCATGGGTATCCGTACCCCCGGTGAGAAGACTGCCTTTGAGGTCCAGAGCCTTCAGAACTCTGCCTCGCGTATCTTCGAGCACAAGACTGCCCACTTCGAGCGTACCTTCCTTGAGCCTATCCTGAACGCTATGCTTGAGGTAGCTCGTCGTAACATGAACATGTCGGACACTATCCGGGTTCTTGACGACGCAACTGGTGCCGTTCTCTTCCGTAGCATCACCAAGGATGACATCACTGCTAAAGGTAAACTGGTTCCTGTCGGTGCTCGTCACTTTGCTGAACGTGCTCGTCGTGTCCAGAACCTTACTCAACTGTACCAACTCAAGCTTGCTGATCCTACGATCTCCCCGCACCTGTCGGGTAAAGAAATGGCTAAGATCATGGCTGAGGAGCTTGGTGAGCCTAACCTGTACGGCGAGAACATCAGCGTTATCGAACAACTTGAAACTCAACAGACGGTCCAAGAAGCTGAGATGGTCAACCAAGAGCAACTCATGGCCGCACAAGAGATGGGTATTTAATGCAAGCTGTATGGCTTAAGGGTGTCAAAGGTGAAGATCGTGAACGACGCAAGGCAGAAGTCCTGTCGTACCGTAATGCCTTTGATGACCTACGTGAAATTCTAGAGCAGCACTGCCTCAAGAAGGAAGCTGTTCGGGATTATTCCCCCGGTTGGGAATACAAACAGATCGCTCATAACGAATACAACGCAGCGTTAGACGATCTCCTTAACTTAATAGACCTTAACCAAAAGGACTGACAATTTGACAAACGTTTTCGACCAAGCTCAGCAACCAACTGGGCAGAGTCAAGAGGGCCAAGCACCACAGATGACTGCTGAACAACAGGAGTCCTATCTAGCTAAGCTCGTCGCTACTAAGGGGGAGAACTGGAAAGACCCTGAGGTTCTGGCTAAAGGCAAACTCGAAGCCGATGGCTATATTAAGAACCTAGAGGATCAACTCAAGCAGATGCGTGAGGATATCCAAAAACAGGACTATGCCAAGACTCTACTCGAAGAACTACAGAACAAGGCTACGTCACCCACCAACGTGAAATCTGTAGTGGCCAACAACGATAATAACGGTGGCACTAATACTGATGGCAATACCCCGCCGCAAGTGAGTGAGGATATCCTAAAGAGCCTTGTTGAACGAACCCTGACTGCACGAGACCGAGATAATACTGTAAAGCAGAACCTCGCTCTTGTCGATCAGGAACTAGAGAAGACCTACGGTACTGAGGCCCCTCAGGTAGTCCAGCAGAAAGCCCAAGAACTTGGCTTGTCTGTGAAGCGACTGCAGGAACTAGCGTCTGAGTCCCCTAATGCCTTCTTTAACCTTATTGGTGAACCTAAGAAACCCTTTCAGCCTATCGTGCAAGGTTCGGTTCGCACAGAAGGTGTCAACATGCAATCCTCGTCGGAGCGTAATTTCGATTACTACCAAAAGCTTCGTCGTGAAAACAAATCCCTCTACTACACCCCCAAGGTTCAACGAGAAATGATGGCTGATGCTACTCGTCTTGGTGGGAAGTGGAAACCCTAATAGGAGAAGACTAAAATGGCTATGACTACTGCCAATATGAGTCTCCTTACTCGCTCGGAAGTTTGGTCGGCTGAGCTTAAGGAGATTCTGCGTGACGAAATGATGGCACAACGCTACGTGCGTATGCTTGAAGGTTTCCCTGACGGTGACCAGTTCACCATCCCGTCGATTGGTCAGGCTCAGGTTGACAACTATGCGGAAGATACCGCTGTCGTCTACCGCCCGATGGACACTGGTGAGTTCACTTTCACCATCGACAAGTACCTGTCGTCGGCTTCGTACATCACCAAGAAGGCTGAGCAGGATTCGTTCTACTCGGCAGAGCTGATGTCGCGCTTCGTGCCGGAACAAGAGCGGGCCATCATGGCTCACTTTGAAGCCACCACGTTTGCTGCCCCGGAAGCTGGTGTGTCGGCTAACTCGACCCAGAGCATTGATGGCGTTGCCCACCGTTGGGCTGGTTCGACCTCTGGCGCTTTGATTGCTGTCAGCGACTTTGCTCGTGCTCGTTACGCTCTGAAGAAGGCTAACGTGCCGGACACCAATCTGATTGCTGTCGTTGACCCGTCGGTCGAATACACGATCAACACCCTGACCAACCTCGTGTCGGTCTCGGACAACCCTCGTTGGGAAGGTATCGTTGCTGACGGTATCGCTACGGGTATGCGCTTTGTGAAGAACGTCTACGGCTTTGACGTTTACACCTCGAACTACCTTGCTACCGCCACTGACTCGGCACTGACCAACGCTGCTGGCACCCCGGCTAACCAAGACTTCTCTTCGGTTAACGGCAAAGTCAACCTGTTCTTCTCGGCTGCTCCCGTCGCTCAGGCTTTTGTCGGTGCATGGCGTCAGATGCCGGAAGTGGACTACGAGTACAACAAAGACTTCCAGCGTCACGAGTATGTCACGACTGCTCGTTATGGTGTTAAGCTGTACCGTCCCGAGAACATGGTTCGTGTCATCACGAAAACCAACGTGTAATTAGGAGGGATAACTCATGTCTTACACTAACGCAGACGGCCTCTTTGTCCTTACCGACGGCGCTCAAGGTGCTGTTAACGGTGAAGGGGTTACCGCACGTGCCTCGCGTCAGACCATCACTGTGGACATTACCGCAGCGAACACTGGTTCGTCGTTTGGTTCTTCGAACATCGACCCGCTGGGGCCTATGCTGCCTGCTGGTTCGATCATTGTCAACGCTGACCTCGTGGTTACGACCCCCTTCGCTTCGTCGGGTGGTGGTACGCTAACCATTGGTACCTACAACGCTGCTGGCACTGCCATTGACGCTGACGGTATCGACGCTG